GCGCGGGTCCGGCATCTCGCGGAAAATCGTGATCAGTGATGGCATCGGCCCCTCCTTCAGAAGCCCCAACCAGAATCCAGATCACACCAAACCACCAGCCCTATTCTTCAAATGCGATTCCCCTGCCCCGAGCGCCATCAGCGGGCTGCCGGGGCGCGGCGCATGGGGCACGTAAAGCCGCATCCCGCCTGCGCGCAGAAGGAACCGCTCGACCGCCGCCGGGTCCATCGCGGCGCGCAATTCCTCCACCCAGGACGGCTCACGCTCCACCGCGACGCCCTTTCCGCTTGCCCTGCGCGGGCAGGTTCTGGCGCAGCACCGTCACCACATGGCCCCCGTCGATCCGGTAGATGAACCCGCCGCTCACCACGCCACAGGCACCCATCCCGATGCCGCGATCCGCCAGATGCCCGATGCGGCAGCGGATCGCCTCGATATCGACACCCTCCACCCGCTCCAGATAGCGCAGGACGGCGTGATCGGTGACGGGGTGGCGGGGCTTTTTCACCTTGCGTGATCCTCCCAGTCGAAATCGATCTCCGCCCGCTCGCCCCATGATTTCAGCGCCTGGATGACATCGTCGATCAGCCGCCACTCGCGCAGCATGTCCACATCCGCCGGGACCGAGCCCCAGCTTGCCCCGAACCGTGCCCGGATGAACCTGTTGAGACCGTCGCGCGTGGGATCGCGCAGCGCGCCCGCCTGCCCGAGCTTGCGCCAGAGCACATGGATCATCCGCAGATCGGCGCGCGGGGCGGGCTTGTGTTTGATATTTCGCGATTTGCTGTCATCAAACCCGCTTGTCTTCAGCCGGTCCACCACAAGCTTCAGCTCGCGATCGTCCATGTCGCGCAAACTCGCCTTGCCGGTCACGCTCACCTGCAAATCGCGCCGCGCCTCGTCATCAAGGCCCAACTGGCGACACGCGGCAAAGATCAGGCGTTGAAGGGACCGGTTCATGGTCGGTCTTCATCGATAACAAAAGACTCCACATTCTCGAGGCCTTTTGTAAGCCTGTCCGCATCCAAACGAGGGTTTTTCCAATGGATTTTGACCAGCTTCTTGCTTATGGACAGTCTAGCCTCAAACTTATCAGCAGCGGCTTCGGCGTCGTTGAGCAAATCCGGCAGCTTGCGGACAATCGGGGCGACAAGACCGGAGTGCCTGCTGCCGAGATGGGCGAACTCACGCTCAAACTCCAGAAGCACCTCATCAACGCGCAAAAGGCGCAGTTGGATCTTCTGAACGCTCTTGGTGACCTTAAAAGCGAGATGATAGCAATTGATCGTCGCCTTGAACTTCAAGGCCGATACGAGCCTTTTACGACCGCTGGGGGCGCTTTTGTACTCGCGCTCAGAGCGGACGATGATCGGGGCGAGCCTGCCCATTACATTTGTCCCGACTGCGCTGATGAAGGTCGCAAAAGCTACCTGCAACCGCATGGAACGGGAAAGAGGTGCAATACTCATGATCGGTTTTTTCCTTTTGAACAGGCTGCCGGTGAAGTGACAAGTGTTCGTCGGCGTTGGGATGTGACTGATCCCTACAGTGATCTGTGATCATCCCATCAGCCCTCCTGATCACAGGCGTCAGTAAGCCGGGTGACGCAGACGGGCTCATGATCGATCTCGCACTCGATCTGCCGCTCGCAATGCGGACAGGTGTGAAGCCCGGTGCCGATATCCCCAAGGTCACCGTAGCAGCCCGGACACGTCCAATAGTCGTATCGGCCCGGATTGGTGCACCGGTCGGAGAGCGGCTTGTCAAAAATGCTCACCATCCCCTCACACCTCCACCAGAACGACGACAAGCACCGTGGCAATGAGCACGTCGCATATCATCGCCAACGCGAAGAGGCCGTTCTCGGCGCTCTCCCCCTCATGCGAACAATGCCAGGCATAAATCAGCGTCAGCATCCCCTCACACCTTCGCCAGATCGAGCGCGACCAGCTTTTCGCTCTTTCGTTCAGGGTCCACTTGGTAGACGCGCAAATAGGTTGTGGCACTGTCGCGACAGATCGCGTCGTCGATGGCCTGCATCGCGCGCCGCCACACGTCGCTTTCAAAGCGGAAATCGCGCAAGCCAAGGATGCCCTGAGTGTCCAGACGGCCCTTGGAATTCAACTTGAATGCCTTGGAGACGATTTCACGGATGGCCGGGCTGCTCCCCTCAAGCTCCTGCTCGAAGAATTCGTCGAGCAGGGCCTTGGCCGCCTCCAGTTCCGGCCCGAATGTCACCTGCTTCGCCACGTCGAGCCGCGCGACCATCGTGCCGCACGCAGACCGGACCGAAAACCCGCCCTCCTTGCCGCCGACCTTCACACCATAATCGCCGAGCATCATGTCGCGATAGGCGCGCATCTCGCTTAGTCCGAAAGCCTTGAACGCGGAGAGGTTTTCGTTTAGCGCGACCGCCCGGTGAAAAAGATCGGATGCCAGATCATGCGCAAGCCGCTTTTGCGGCTCAAGCTCCGAGAGCTTCACATAACTGCCATCGGGCCGACGAATTAGATCGGGGGTATCAGACATTGTCATCTCCTGTTGAAAGGGGGGTTGAACGGGGGTGTGATCCGACGCCCGCCAGCGCGCAGACGGCGGCCATGGCGGCGATCTCGTCCATCGAGCACAGCGTGACGCCGCGCGGGCCTTGAAGATCAACCTTGGCCACGCCCGAGGCGGCAAGGCGGATCATCTCCGCGTGGCTCCAGCGGGGTGTGTCGGGAAGGGTCATGCCAGGTCCTCCGCGTCATCGAGGATCGCATCGACAAGCCCCTCGCGCGCGATCGTGTCGATCAGGTCGCGCGCCAGCTCGTTGATGGTCAGGTGCCGCTTCGCCGCGTGCGGCGCGAGCAGGTCGCGCAGGTCCGGGGCCACCCGGGCGATATGAAGCCGGTGCTCGCCTGCGGGGCACGGCCCGCGCGCAAAACGCGGGATATCCACGCCGCGCCGCCGGTAATAGGCCAGCCGGGAATAGACCGAGATGGCCGTGATGTTGCAGCGCTCGGCGATCTCGGCGGGGCGCACGCCCTTCTTGGCCATCGCCAGCACGAAATCAGACCGTCCGTCAGCTGCGGTCATCGGTCTGCCCTCCCTTGTGGACGGGGCAGCGGTTGCAGGCCCGATACATGGTGATATCCAGGGCATTCCCGTTGCTGAATTTGTCGCGAGGTGCCTTCCCGCGCCACTTGCGGCAGAGATGCGTGCCGATCTCGCCCAGAACCGGGCAGGCGATGCGGCCCGACATGAACGTGCCGCGCACGATATCCTCCACCGCGCTCGTATCCGCCGGGTAGCGGTTGCGCAGGATGTTGGACACAAGGCTCGCGCTGCGCTCCAGCCGCAGCGCCACCTTGTTCTGGCTGGTCTCGTCGCAGGCCCGCGCCAGCGCCTCGACCCAGTCGGGGATGCCCTCGCCCCAGAATTCGCGGGCGGTGTCGAGCGCGCTCATGCCGCACCGCCTTTCACGGGAGTGAATTCGCCCGTGTTCGGATCGAGGATGCCCGCCAGCCGCACGGGCTTTGGCGGGCGCGGTCCGCTATCCTCGATCAGCTGATAGATCGCCTCGCGGCGGCCGGGGATTGCGGTCTGGCGCACCTTGAGATGCCCCGAGCCAAGAAGCCGGCGGCAATAGGCCCGCGCCTTCTCGACGCTCACCTCGACGCCGCCCGCATTCGCGTGGCAGGCAAGATCAGTGGGTGTGAAACCGTGGCGCAGACCCGGACTGCGCATCGCGCGCCACATGTTGCCCTCGGGGCTGGCATCCGCGCTCACCGGCTGTGGCCCGGCGGGGGGCAGATGGGACGGGCTGTAATACCGCTTGTTGTTCACTCCAAGCCGCGACACCCGGATCCGGCCATCCTTCAGCCAGAGGCGGATATACCGCTTGGCCGTGTCAGTGCCGCATCCGCGCTTGGCCACATCGGCCCAGTCGAACTCGGGCAAATCGCGGACCTCTGCCCATATGGCCTCGAACAGATCGCTCATGTGCGCACCTCCTTCGCCTCAGGGGCCAGCGGCACCACCGTATCGGCGCGCTCTGCCCGCGTAACGGGGCGGAAATCCTCCACCCGCCGCACCAAAGGCGGCTGGCCAGTGTCGAAATCGCGATTGCCCCAAAGCGCAAGATCGACATCGCGCCGCCCGCGCCCCTTCGCGATCCCGCGCACGGTCGCCAGATTGTTGCGCACCCGGCGGATCGAGCCGCCCGAGGCATCTACGATAGCGGAAAGCAGATCGTCGGCCACATCGACACCGGGCGTGTAGATCGGGGCAAGCTTCTTCGCGTCCGACATGTTGCAGGGCAGCGCGCGGCCCCATGCAAGCTGCCGGTTATGGATGTTCTCCCACTTCGTCAGCTTCTGGGGCAGCTCCTCCTCGCCCACAAGGATCACCGGCACATGGCTGCTCTCAAAGATGTCGCGTGCCAGCTCGATCATGTTGTATCTGAGCAGATACTGCGCGTCGTCGATGATCAGAGGTCGGTCGCTGCGCGCCAGATGCGCGCCGATCTCGTCCACCATCGTCGGGTTGTCCCCCTTGGGGGGAAGTCCGATCTCGCGCAGGATCGCGCGCAGGAAATGCTTCTTGTGCCAGCAGCTCTTGATCATGACGCAATGCGCGTTGAACATGTTCGCCGCCACCGTGACGGCGGTGGTCTTGCCCCAGCCCGACGGGCCGTGAAACGTGGCCATCCCGGCCTCCCGGAACCCGAATCCCTGCACCTTCTCGATCAGTTCGATCAGCGCCGCGACGTTGCGCAGGTTCGCGATGGATGGTGTCATGCTGCTCTCCTTTTCCTGTTACTCTCGGGCACCGAAGCTGCGCGCCATGCGCAGATGCGCCCGGTATTCCGAAGATGTCTGATAGTCGCGCAGCCACTCGTCCTGCGCCCGCGTCAGCGCCTCGCCCGCGCCCTGCGCGCGCTCCAGCGCCATCGCGCGGGCAAAGCGCTCTTCGGGCTCAGCGCTCTCTTTTGGCGGCGCGCGATGCTCTTCCAGCCGCATCAGCTGCGCCTCCAGCGCCGCCTCGCGCGCCTCATCCGCCGCCTGCGCCGCCCGCCGCTTCGGCGCGGCCCTGTGCGGCACCACCAGCTGATGCACCTGCGCCTCTGGCAAGGGCGCGCCGGGGGCAAGCGCGCCCGCCCCGCGCAGCCGCGCCGCGATCTCCGCCGCGCTCAGCTCGCGCGCCGCCACGGCCTCGGCCTTCTGCGCCTTGACCCACGCGCCGCGCTTGCGGTTGTGGTCGCGCGCATGATCGACACTCAGGAACGGGGCCTCCTCGCGGCACTCGGCATGGCCAAGGTAACGGCCCTTGAGGTCGTAAACCTCCAGCCCGGCGGCCAGATCGTCGGCATCGAACCGCGCAACCACCCGCTCGCCCGCGATCCGATACATCCACTCCGACCAGTAGCGCGAGCCGTAGAGCGTCAGCTCGCCATTGTCCTTTTTCGCGCGCACACCCTCGGCCCGCATCAGGAACAGGCGCAGCTGCTCGTCGCTCATTGTGATGCGCCATCTCCTCCTCCATCACCGCCTTGAAATCCTCCAGCGGGATCGCGCGGCTACCGTAATCCTCGGGTTTGGCAGTCGGGTTGTTACCGGTATAGGCCCCGTCGAACGCGGGATGCCTGGCCACCCGGTCGCACAGGTCCCGAAACGCGCGCTCGATGGGCTTGGATTGCCCGGCATAGGGCGTGGCCCAATGGATCTCGATACCCAGAAGCGGCAACAGGCCGGGAATATCCTCGTCCCTGATCTTGAACCGGAACCGGCTCGGCGCGCCACCGGTCATCGCCTTGGCGGCAAATTCGCGGCCATTATCCATCAGCGCCGCCTGCGGCACGCCCCATTTGCGGATAAGATCGCCGGTCACCAGCTGCACCGTGTGACTGTTGGCCGTATCCGACAGCCGCCAGGCCAGGAGCTTGCCCGAATAGACGTCCGACCAGACCATCAGCTGCGGGCGCACCGGTTTTTCGACCCCCGGCCACTGCACGAACACGTCGAACTTGTGATAGTCGCCCTGGATACACTCCATCGGGGCCATGAACGCCTTGCTGCGCACCTGCGCCGGGTAGAACCGCTTGAGCGCCTCCGCCCCCTTGCGCAAAAACACCTCGGTCGGACGCGACACCTCGGCCCTGATCCGCCGCCGCACCTGGTGCAAGGGCGGCACCGGGCTGTTGCGCTTCTCGGCCAACCAGACGCGGGCAGCACGATCATAACAACTCGTGAGGCTCGGCTGCGACAAGCGCAGCCAGTCGCTGCGCACCAGCGCGATGAATGCATCATCGAGCTCAACCCGCGCCCCGCCACTGCGGCGCACCGCCCGCCCGTCGATGAGACAGGCCAGCCGGTCGGCGGCACGAACGCCATCGATCATGCCCAGCCAGTTCCACAGCGACTTCTCGGTGCGCCCCAGCGTGCCCGCAACATCGCGCACCGCCATCGAGCGCGTCAGCCCCGCCGCCTCCAGCGCCTCGACCTCGGCAATGGCCGCCAGCCGCGCCCCGGCCTCCTCGCGCGCCTTGTCCCCCGCCGCCTCATACCGCGCCCAGGCCTCGTCCGGCCCGCGCCGCTCGCGCGGCACCTTTGCCGGACCTGACCCAAGCTGCAACCGCGCCCGCAGCGGCAACAGGCTCCAGTGATACTCGATCCCGCCCCCCGCACCGCGCCGCCGCCGGACCTTGCCCGCCATCATGGCCCAGCCCTCGCGCTGCGCCAGGTCATTGACCCGCCGCTTGGTGCCGGGCACATCCGGCAGGCCAGACGCGGCCAGCTCTGCCGCACTCCACCATTCCTGCGCGGGGGCCGGGCCGGTCATGTCCTGTCCCCCCGCCCGATCTCGTCCAGCAGCGCGCGGACCGCATCGCCGCGCTCTGCGAGAAAACCCACGCGCGCACTCTCGCCCGCCCGGTCCCAGGCATCCATCAGCCGCGCCAGGTCCCGATCGGTCTCACTCAGCGGGGCCGGGACCTCGCCCCGCGCGGCAAGATAGGCCTTGCGCGCCGCCTTGACCGTCGCCGCCTTGCCTTCTGCCAGCGCCTCGATCACGAAACTGCGTTCTTCTGGCGCGGTGATCTTTCGAATGCCGGAAAGGTCGCTGAGCTTTATCGAAGAAGTCAGGCTGAGCCTTTCGTATTCCTCGCGTGACAACGACGCCCCGGCAGCCATGATGTTATAAAC